CCAATACACAGCAATTGATAACCCAACTCAAACAAGTCAAACAACAAAAGAATTATTTAATACTATTGTTGAGGTATTAAAGAGTAATAACGTTGGTGAAATAACGGGTAAGACATTCCAACAGTATACGGTTTTATTATTTACGTTTATATTTGTTGACACTGGAAATTCATCTAAAATAATTGGATACGAAAATAACTATTCAACAATAAACCTGAAAGAATTTTACGGTCCATCGTTTACTACTTACATAAATAAGAAGTTCTACTGCGTAAAAAGAGGTAACGACAAAAACTTACCTGTGGCTAGTTTTACCTCTTTTAAAAGTTTTATTGAGTTTGCGTTTAATAGAGTTATAAATGTTTTAAGTAATGTTTTATCCGACCTTAATAACGGAATGAGCGATGAAAAGGCATTTGCAAAACAATATGTTTTAAATTACCCAATAAATCAACCACCTAATGTTTATACAAGTTTGGTTGAAACAGATCAAATACAACTTATTGAGGCTGAATTTAAGAAAGCCATTGATGTTTATAAATCAATACAAACTTTCACAACTAATTGATATTTATAATAAAAAAGAACTATGAACACAAAACTAATATTAGATAACTACTTGGGTAAAAATACAAGAGTTTCTGAAAAGGATATGGGTGACGGTACAAAACAAGTTTGTGACCTTGACACTGGTGATTGTTATACAGTTAGAATGAAAGACGGTCTAATTGAAAGAGTTGACAACACAATGAAGACATTTAAAAAAATACAAGTAGAGACCAATAGAGGCATAAAAACATTATTAAATGGTTAAAATGACATTAGACGAAAAAATATTAAACGAAATATCAAGATATAATTTTATTAATAATTATATAACGGAACAAGAGATTCCCCCACCACCGGCAGATCCTGCGGCGGGAGCGATTCCACCACCTGAAGGGGCGCCTGCAGACCCTGCGGCACCAACACCACCTGCGGCTCCTGAACCAGAGTCAACACCTATTGATGTTGCAAATGACCCCGATGTTGAGGTAGTTGGTGATGAAGGTGAGGGTGAAGGTGAAATTGAGGAGTTAGATATTACTGACTTAGTTGACTCACAAAAAACAATGGCAGACAAACAAGAGGAATATTTTGAAAACCTATTTAATCAAATTAAAACTATGGAAGATAAATTATCTGAAATGGATAATTTGGTTTCTAAATTAGATGGTTTGGAGGTTAAGATTGAAAAATATAGACCTAAAACAGCTCAAGAAAAATTAGAATTGAGATCGCTTGATTCTGGACCATTCAAACAAAATTTAGCGGACTTCTTTAAAGATAAAGAAGGTGAAATGGAAATGACCGGTAAAAACGAGTATGTTCTAACAAAAGACGAAGTAGAAAACTTTAGTCCATCTGAAATTGAAAAAACATTTAACGAACCGATGGAAGATGAAGACGACATTCTACTTAACAGATATAATTCATAAGTTTTAAGGTCGGTAAATCCGACCTTAAACATTTTTTTGGCGACACTATTTGACTATAACTTTTTATACAACTATAATTTTAACATAAACCTTTAATTTTTTTTACAAATGGCGACAAATGTTTTAGACGCAGTACTTGCACAGTACGAACAATCAACACAGAGCAGCACTAATAGCGGTTCTAAAATGTCTTCAGAAGACCGAATGAAGAAATACTTCGCAGCTCTTTTGAAAGACAATGAAAAACAAGGACAGAAACGAGTACGTATTCTTCCTACAACAGACGGATCTTCTCCGTTCAAAGAAGTATGGTTCCACGAAATCAATGTGGACGGTAAATGGCAAAAATTTTATGATCCGGGAAAAAACGACAACGAGCGCTCACCTTTAACTGAAGTTTATGAAGAACTTATGTCAACAGGTAAAGAAGCGGACAAACAATTAGCTACACAATACAGATCACGTAAATTTTATATTGTGAAAGTTATTGATCGTGAAAACGAAAATGACGGTGTTAAATTTTGGAGATTTAAACACAACTACAAACAAGAAGGGATCCTTGATAAAATCATCCCAATTTGGAAAGCTAAAGGTGATGTAACCGATCCTGATAAAGGACGTGACTTGATTCTTGAGTTGACCAAAGCAAAAACTCCAAAAGGTACAACATACACAGTTATCCAAACTATTATGTATGATGATCCATCCCCAATTTCAGAAGAAGAAACTCAAATGTCTGAGTGGGTTGGTGATGAGTTAACTTGGGAAGACGTATATTCTAAAAAACCTGTTGAGTATCTTGAGGCGATTGCTCGTGGTGAAACTCCACGTTGGGATTCTGAAAAAGGTGGATACGTTTATTCTAATAACGAAACCTCAGAATTTTCTATGGGTGGAACACCAAAACAAGAGGTAAAATCAATCAATGAAGTTGCCGATCCACAGATTGACGCTGAGATTGACGAAGAGTTACCATTCTAATTTTAATCAAACAAATGTAACGGGAGCAGTTTATTGTTCCCGTTTTTTTGTCTATATTTTATAGTAGAAATACTAAAAATTATTATATATGGCACTTAAAAAAACTGACTTTAGTTCGTTGAAGAAAAAATTCTCTTCAGACGCAAAATATAAACCACAAAGATTTTTTGATCTTGGTTCTGAGTTCTTGGACGCGGTAGGATTACCCGGACCTGCAATTGGTCACCTTAATATGTTATTGGGTCACTCTGATACAGGTAAAACAACAGCTCTTATTAAGACAGCAGTTGATGCCCAAAAGAAAGGTATTCTTCCTGTATTCATTATCACGGAACAAAAATGGTCTTTTGATCACTCAAAAATAATGGGGTTTGAATGTGAGGAAGTAGTTGATGAAGAAACAGGTGAATTAACTTGGGACGGATTCTTCTTGTTTAATAACAACTTCAGTTATATTGAACAAATCACAGATTACATCAATGATCTATTGGATGCACAAGAAAAAGGTGAATTAGATTATTCACTTTGTATTATGTGGGATTCAGTTGGATCAGTTCCTTGTAAAATGACTTACGAGGGTAAAGGAGGTAAACAACACAACGCAAGTGTTTTAGCTGACAAAATTGGTATGGGTATCAACCAACGTATTTCAGGATCTCGTAAAGCGGATTCTAAATATGAAAATACTTTAATCATTGTTAATCAACCTTGGGTAGAATTACCTGACAATCCATTTGGTCAACCTAAGATCAAAGCAAAAGGTGGTGAAGCAATTTGGTTAAACTCTTCTTTAGTGTTCTTATTTGGTAATCAAAAAGGTGCGGGAACAACAAAGATCACGGCAACAAAAGATAAGAGAACTGTTAAGTTCGCTTCAAGAACAAAAGTGTCGGTTATGAAGAACCACATCAATGGTCTTGGTTTTGAAGACGGAAGAATTATTGTAACGCCACACGGTTTCTTACCAGGTAAAGATACAACTGAAGAAAAAGCATCAATAGAGAAGTATAAGAAAGAATATGCTGACTATTGGAAAGACATAATTGGGGTTGATGGTGACTTTGATTTGAAAGCGGAAAAGGAAGAAGTTGAGTAGAGATCATTCAAGATTAAAGGAAGTGTCCAAAACATTATTAGTAGACGGAAATAATTTATTGAAAATTGGGTTTCACGGTGTTAGAGATTTCTACCACAATGGGAAACACGTTGGTGGTGTTTGGCACTTTCTGAATACTCTTCGTAAATTCTTGGAAGAACACAACTATGATAAGGTTGTGGTATTTTGGGATTCTAAAACCTCATCTTCACAAAGAAGATTGATTTACCCAAAGTACAAATTGAATCGGAGACCTTCCGAATCAGAACAAAAAGAAGAAGCCTTCTTGGAACAAAAACAGAGGGTTAGACAATACCTCGAGGAGATGTTTGTAAGACAATTGGAGACGGAGAACTCAGAGGCTGATGACTTGATAGCTTATTACTGTCAAGTGTCATTAGATGAGACAAAAACCATATTCTCAAGTGATAGAGACTTAACCCAACTTATCTCTGAGAAAGTCTCAATTTATTCGCCATCC